CCCCAGCTTTTCAAAATGTTCTTGGCACCTTATAACATTCTTAGCCCGATTATTGCGCGTACATTCTCGGCACTTAAAATTTTTGTAGTTTTTATGTCTTTTATAAACACCACAAATACTTGACCAATAGCATGTTTTCATTTTGTTTTCTCCATTATCGCCCCGGCCAAAGTATTGGCCATAGTTTGACAACGCTCCAGTGCATCCGTATTTTTTGTTTTGTGTGCAACGGCTATTTGTTGGTTACAAATATCCTGCCGCCGCCGTAGTTCTTTTAGTGGGTAATGGCTTAATACCCAGGCCCAATTGTTGTTCATTTTATTCCCTCTCTCCCAGCCTCGAATATGCCCGGCAATACCTGTTTTTTTAGTCCCCATTCTTGTGGCCCGTCCTCTATTGCCTTGAATGTCTGCGTAAAACTGTGCCATTTTATTTTCTCCAATTAGCCCAACTATTATAGTATTGTACCATTTATGCTTTATCGTGTCAAGAGTTTTTTAACCTAAAGCCTATAAATCTGCACCACAAAGGCTGCGGCCCCTTCACCAAGCTTATTTATGTGGTGCAGTATTGTAGGTTTTAATTGCTGGGTTAAAAGTCTGTTTTCAGGCGTTCCGTCGCATACTCAAAGCCATAAAATCCCCAGCAGCTATCATCGTTAATCTGTTTCTTATCTTTGTCAAAAGTCTCAACAACACAACCATATACATCGCCAGACAAATACTTATTCCATTCGTCAATAATGCTCCGTGCCATTGTCTCGGCTTCTTCTTTTGTGTGTTCAAACTCAACACCACCAGCACCAAACTCTTTTTTCTTAATTAGCACGGCACCGCAACGGCTTGTATCCCAGCCTTGTGCATCACTGGCAAAGCTGTCGCCAAGCTTCAGCCAAACGCCGCTATGTATCAGTGCCGACGTAAAGAAAATATGGTAGTCATTAAGATAGTGTCCTTCGTCAAGTTTTTCACCATGAAACAATGCCGCAAGATCATCCTGCTTAACTTCCTTGCTTTCAACCTGAAAACTTCTGTGATAATGCACAAGAAACGCATCGTCATTATCCCAGCTATCCGGCCCTTCAGCATTTTCATCTTGCACAAGATACTTTACTTTGTATCCTTCTGCTGTTTCTTCAATGATAATGCTATCATCTACAGGCTCAAACTGATACTCAAACTCGTTGTCTTCATCTTTGTAAATTGTGTGTGTAATTTTCTTAATCATTTTCTTGCTCCCTAATTAACCTTTAATTTGATAGAGTTCTGGTGGCTTGCACAATACAAACCAATTAGCCATTACATACATTATACATTACAATAGACAACAACACAAACAAAAAGTTCCACAAAATAAATTATTCTGCCGATTTGTGCAAAGTTTTTTAGTGCGTGCTGTTATAATCGTTACATCCATTATAGCTGTTTGTTTTTAATCCCCACTGTTTTAGTAGGAAGTGACATAGTCCAATAATATTATCCGCCTTGGTGATACTATTTTCGCCGATTACTATACTAAAACACACTAAAATACGCGACATTACCTTGATATTGTGTTCTCTATATATTTTATAAGTCTTTTGTTTGCGAGCACTTGTAATCCCCACTAAAATAGTAGGTCATTACATTCGACACTAAAAACACTAAAACTCTCTCCCCTCTATATATAATATGCGCCCTTTATATGTGTGCCTCTATAATAGATAACCATTATACCCTACCCCACCCAGTTAGTTTTACCAATTATAGTATCGAATGTAATACATCCTTACTACATAAGCACTTATGAGCCTTTTAGTGTGTATTATGTAGTGTTTTAGTACTGAATGTAAAATAAAGCTTATTCCAAGCTCTTAAACACCCCTTTTCTACTACAGTTGTAGTAGTTGCGGATAATGTTGATTTATATCAACATGAACGTTGCTTTATATCAACACCAGTGTTTATAATAATCAACACTCATATAGGACGTTGGCTGTTTGGGCGTGCCTGGTTGTGTGTGGTTGTGTGCTGTTGTGTGTGTGGGCTGTTGTTGTTGTTGTTGTTGTTGTTGTTGTTGTTTAGGTTGTTGTTTAGGTTGGGAGTCCTAGACTATCACGACGGCGGCACCGCGCCCAATATTCTTGCCGATAATTAATGCCCACTTAAGGCCCATACCCCAATGAAACATAACATCTATTATAGGGCTATGCTATAGGCATTATCAGCCTGATAATGGGCATAGTTGGTAGTTTATAGGACGTAGGGGACTCTATTTATCGGACGATGAGGGGTGGCACCCTCGGATTTTTGTTGTAGGAGTCCCGTCGTGTAGTACGTAGACCCCCTCGGCGCACTAAAAAAAATAAAAAAAATAAAAAAAATAAAAAAAATAAAAAATATTTCTCTCTTTTTCACAGCACCCCCTCACAATCCACACAATCCATACAATCCCTACCACCCTACTGTTTTGTGAAAAAATATAAAAAATATTTTGGTTTTGGCATAATAATTGCCGGGGGGTGGAAATGAGGGGCATTTTTGGGCTGGAAATGAAGGTGGGGAAAGCTCCAAGTTGTATTTTGACGCCTATAGTGTCAGCGGGTATTGCGGATAAAATCAGCATTTCTGTGCTAAAAAACCTAAAAAACCTAAAAAATCTAAAAAATCTAAAAAATCTAAAAAATCTAAAAATCAATTTCAAAATTGCGGGGGAAATAAAAATGCAAATTAAATTAACGCCAATTAAGGCTACAGACAAAATACAAATCTGGGCAGATTGTGGTTTTGACGTTCAAGTTGAAGGTGCTGTGGGAATCACGGCGAAACCTGCGAAATTTAGGCTTGTTAAGCAGTTTTATGTTCAAGATCAGCCTTATGATTCGGAAGAAGGGGCGCTGTTAGAAATTTCGGTCGAGGAGGCTGAGAGGTTTGCGGGGGAAATTTTGAGGATAACGGGGGAGGGCAATGAAAAGACTTTGGCGGAGGATTAAAAACCTTAGAAAGCTTTTTGGGCGGAAAAAATCGAAAAAGAGGTGTGTAATGCTTTCTGTGAAGCGACACAAATGGTGCGGGATCGAGAACTTGAGCAGGCCGGGGCGTTTTATTCGGCTTGTCGGGCAGTGAAAAATAAAAAATAAGAGAGGAAAATAATGGCAGATACTTATATTAGCGATAATGGCGGAAATCGCGCGGCTCCAGGAGCAATAAATTGTGACCCCGTTCCAGCGAGCGGGTTAGAGCTTGATGCAGCTGGTGCAGGTACAGATTATACTCAGGCCGTAGTTGCTGGGGCCAGGTACGCAATCACAATCCCGATAGATGGTGGAACGTGGTTGTTTAGTATTACGGGCGTAACCAGCACGGCAGCAAACCGAGAGTGGATTGCGTGTGAAGGCGATACAATTGATATTAAAATACCATCCGGCAAAACCACGCTTTATTTCGAGTCCGATACAATTGGTGTGGCGCACATGAGAAGGCTTAATTAAATTGGAGGGGGTGTGATGAGGCTAAAGATGGAAAAGCAATTGATTGGGGTAGCTTTAATTTTGCTTGTGCTTGTTTTAATGGCAGGAGTTGTAGATTCTATAAGGAGTAGGCCAATTGTGGCGGTTGTTGCCTCGCAAGAACCAAATGAACCAAACGAGATAGATTTACTCTGTGCCAGAATTGGTTTGCTGGAGCGAACTAATATAAATTTAGAAAAAGATATAGGTCATGGGACAGATAAAGCAGTTAAATTACAGAAAGAGTTAAATCAAGTTCGTGAGTGGAACAAGTACGTTAAAAATGAAATTGCTATGGCAAAAGACCCCAATTTGATTTTTGATGTTGAGCAAAATTGTTATGTTCCTATCTCCTGGACGGAAGAACTAAATGTACCAGTAGAACCAAATTTCACCGATACCGTCGCCAAAACCATCGGTAGCGTAGTCCACATCTACAACAACACTGGCGGCTGGCAGGGGTCGGGTGTGGCAATTGCCCCGGATTTGATTGTTACGGCCAGGCACGTCGTTGAAGACGGAGTGGATTTTACTATTACCGATAATAACGGGGTTGAAGTTAAAGCAACACGGGCTGCTTCTAGTAAGAAATATGACGTGGGGTTTATTAAATTAGATGACCCAAATTTAATCCCTGCCGAATTTGGCAGTATTGAAAACTGTAAGCTCGGCCAACAGGTTTATGCTGTTGGTTCACCCTATGGTAAGATTAATTTCAATTCTGTATCATTAGGCATTATTTCTGGCTTGGATAGAAACTGGGATGAGCTTAACTCTTATACAGGAGAGAAGTATGGTTGGGAGATTGCTTTCACAACGGATAGTGCAGGCCATCCTGGAAGTTCCGGTTGCCCTATATTTACTATGGATGGTAAAGTTCGGGGGATCCTCGTCGGTGGGTTTTCTCCTGTGCTTATTAGTGTCATGCCCTGTGATTTATTTTTATCTAACATCAAAGAAATAAACCAGATGTTTTTGATGGATGAGTATCAAAAGGAAGAAGCCGTTGATTATGCCGAGGAAGCCTGGGGATATTGATGAAGCCTGTTCGCACACACACTTTCAATGGTAGAAAGTATAACATTTACGCTGAAGATGTAGACGGGTGGTGCGATCAGTTTAAGTGTAACGTGCACGAACTACACATATTATCCGATCTGGGCGCTAAGAAAGGTCTTGAAACGGCAATACACGAATCGCTTCATGCTGAGAATTGGGCTAAGAAAGAAAAGACTGTAGAGAGAACTGCGAGGGAAATTGCTGGGCTTTTGTGGCGGCTTGGCTATAGGAAAGTGAAATGAGCAAAGAAAACAAAAAAAAGCTCCAACAGGGCAGCAAAAATCGAGCCGGAAGATTGCTATCGGGCTACCTGCGGTCAATCGCCCAGGAAATGACTGAGGTTGCCGACGTTGCTACTGGCCCTGATACTGTTGAACACATGATTATCAGCAAGGCAGAAGCTTTGGCCCGTGACATGTTCGAGCAGGCTATGAATGGGGCTGACGCAAAACTCAAATTAGAATATCGCAAGCTCATCTTAGACAGAATAGAAGGCAGAGCCGGAGACAAGGAAGATGGTGGAAAACAGGATCGCACTGTTCCTGATAGAATCAGTGACCTGAACAGAGACCGACTAAATGCAGCCGCGAAAGAGATCGCACAAGAAGAAAGTTAAAATTAATCAGGCATATTATTGTGCCTGTAACAAAAGGCCATGTGGGGGGGTTTGTCGGGACAAAAATCTTTTTCGGGAGAGAAAAGATTTAGAGATTTGCCCGGCAGCGCATAAACAATGATAGGTGAAGGATTTTCGGTCAAGCCAAAACTCCACGAACCTTTTCCGAGTGGGAGAAAAACTTGGACGTGTAGCAAAACCGGACTAATTGTGCCGATGGAGGTCGGCAAGAATCTTGAGTATCGTGAGAAGATTCTTTACAAGGCCCAGAATGACACAGCGATGCAGGCCGATTTGCTGGCGGCATGTGCTGAAAGTGTGCTTTACTGGGTAAATGTTTTTTGCTGGACAAAATGGGAGTGGGAGTTTGACCCGACATTGAACAAAGTTGTTCTGGCGAAACAGGCGCATCATCCGTTTATAACATTTGAGCGGCAGGATGAATTTTTTGCCTGGCTGGAAAACAAATTTGAAAACGGTGAGGACGGGTTGGTTGACAAGTCACGCCGAATGGGGGCGTCATGGAGTTGTGTTGATTTTCTCCACCATAAATGGTTGTTCCGCCCGGATACGGAAATCCGCGAAATGTCACGTTCAGAATATTATGTTGACAGTGCAGTTTCGGATAGTTTGTTTTTCAAGCATGACTATATAAATTTTTGGCTTCCTGAATGGATGCGGCCACCCGGCGTAATGCAGCGGGGCAAGGCAAATCGCACGTCGATGCGAATTTATAATGAGCTTAATCGTTCAACAATCGCAGGTGAATCTACGACGAAACATGCTTTGTCTGCGGGTAGATGTGCAATCGTACTCATGGACGAGTTTGCCAAGGTTGAAAATGGGGATGCAATAAGAACTGCTACCGCTGATGTTGCCCCGTGCCGAATTGTGAATAGTACAGTTGCCGGGCCGGGCACTGCATTTAGCCAGTGGAAACAATCGGGGCTAATTGATATATTTTCTTTGATGTTCTGGGATCATCCGACGATGGGTGATGGTCGTTTTGTTTTACAAGACCCAGTGACAAAGACTTATCAAATTTCATCGACTTACGCTGAACACGAAAAGAAGCGACGAAGTGAGAAGGAACTTGCACAGGAATTATATGCTATAGATTTGCAGGCTGGTGACACATTCTTTGCACTGAATGAAATCAACAAGCATATTGCAATGCACGCAAAGCCGCCAAGGGCTAAATACAACATTGACTTAAAACAGGGGGTTGCGAATGACCAGTTGCCGGAGATTATTCGACGGCGGGACACCAAGTTTTACACGATGTCGAAGCCGGGCAACAGTGGAAAACTTGAGGTTTGGGGCAAGCTTACCGATGGACGACCTGACCAGAGCAAGACTTATATCTTTGGGGTTGATACATCCAAAGGCCAGGGAGCTTCCGAGTCAGTTGTCTCAATTAAGTGCAAGCAAACTGGAGAGATTATTGCAAAGTGGAAGTGCCGATTTACGCCTCCATATGAGTTTGCCAGAGTCATTGTGGCCCTTGCTCTCTGGTGTGGAGGAAGTGCCCCCCAAAGGTTGCCTTATCTGAAATGGGAAAATAATGGCCCCGGTTGGGACCTGGGCAAGTTGCTGGTTAAGGATTTCCGGTATCCGCATTACTACCGGATGAAAACTGTGGGGACGGCAGTTGAAAAAGAGGGGAAAAAATATGGATTCCAGACAAACAGAGAATCAAAGGAACTGCTTCTTAGAGCCTACGAACAGGCGTTGTTGCAAGGACGAACTATCAACCACGATGAACGTGGTTTGGAGCAGGCCAAATATTATATCTACTACACAAATGGAGGCGTTGGCCCGGCAGAACTGCAAGATAAGAAGCTTGCCGAACGGCTATTACATGGTGACATTGTAATTGCCGATGCTCTGACGACAGAAGATAAAGATGTTGGCGCACCGAAGAAAAAGGGAAAGCAAACGCCGCATGGTTCGTGGGGTGACAGGTTTGAAAAGTGGAAGAAAAAGAAAGTGAAAAGTAAGGGCTGGCAGCAGCCTTATGATTTTACGCGGGGGAGATAGAATGAAAAAATGGGAGCAATACGCAAAGCTGTTTACTAAAAAGAACTCTGACGCCTTGGATGCAATGAGGCGGGTTAGTGAACTGCATAGGGCAATTGTTAAGCACGCGATACGAAGACAGAGGGGGAGATAAAATGGGCAACGGGTATATTGGTATTTCATACTCACACTTTCTTGACAACAAGTGGATACACAAATTGTGGAAAAAGTTCATGTGCTCAAGGGGGCGGCATTTGTTAGATGAAGTTTGGTCGCCCGGTTCAGGAGCATTTAGTCATTATTTATATTGCGACGCATGTGGCCCGGAAGCCCATATAAAAGACAGCATAAAATAGGAGAGTAACATGCAGGATGTAGTTGCTGCACAGAAAATCAGCGAAACTGTAAAAGAAGGTTTCGAGTTCATGCGCCATTATTGTGGTGCGAGGGCACTGTTCATTAAAGATTTTGTCGGCTCGTATTACAACAAGCCAAAAGGCATGACTGGCGAATATCCGATTAATCTGATTTTCTTGGCGATTCGCGTGCTGGTTGCAAATTTAGTTATGCAGGGCGGCATGAACAAAATCACCACCGATATTCTGGCTCAGAAAGACTATGCCGAATTGCTGGGGCTGGCCCTGGACAAATCTCAAAAGCAGCGAAAGTTACACAGGATTTTACGTGCTGGTGTCGTGGACATGCAGTTTGGGTTTGCAGCATTTAAGACTTCAATCGCGGCGTCGGGTAATTTGCTTCAGGTTGGTGACGATATTAATATCGACCCTGGCCAGGTTTATACAGATTTAATCCCGCTTATTGATTTATCAATTGACCCGACCTGTCGGCGATTTGAGGAAGCCGGATTTATTAGCCATAATGTCAGAGTTCAACGGCAGAAACTTTTGGATGACAATGCGTGGCACCACGATTTAGTTTTGAGGCTTCCGAGTGCCGACACCCACCCGTTTATGAATGGGCAATTTCACAAGCTTAACACTGCTGCTGCCAAAGGGCAGGCTATGAAGTCATTGCAAGATTTTGTGTACGTGTGTGAAACTTACGTGCCGGAAGCACAGGCAATTTGTTATGTGCCGAATCCTTATCAAACGAGCTTTGATAAATTTCTAAAAGAACCGCAAGATTATTATGGCCCCGATGAAGGGCCGTACACGTTTGGCAGTTTGACGCCGCCTGTGCCTGATGAGCCATTGCCGATTGCTCCGGTGGGCATGTGGCGTGACTTGAATAAAATTGCAAACGAGATTTTCAAAAAAATAATGAACCAGTCCGAGCGGCAGAAAGATATTACTTTGTACCGCCCGGCTTATGCTGACGTTGCTGACGCCATTAAAGAAGCTGCTGACGGAGAGTGTATTGCCTGTGACGATCCCAGTGGAATAAACACACTGTCAATTGGCGGGCAAAACCCAATCAATGAGCAGATGGTTGGTGAATTGCGAATGTGGTTTAATCTGATGGCCGGAAATGTTGAACAGCAAGGCGGCTATTCTTCACCGACAACGACCGGCACGGCCACAGAATTTCAGGGGCTGCAGGGTAATATGGCCATGACGTCTGAAGATATGCGAAAACAGGTGTACGAAATGGCTGGGCAGATTAGTGGTAAAGAGGCATGGTTCATGCACACTGATCCGCTTATGTTTGACCCCAGCGGGCAGAGTGGCATTCCGCTGACGCGGCGAGTGACGGGTGGCAAGGAAGTTCAAGTTTGGCTCACGCCGGAACAACGGATGGGGGACTATATAGAATTTACGTTTAGTATTGTCAAGCGTTCAATGAATGTTATGGAACCGGCGATGCGAACTAAACTTGTAATGGAGTTTTATGGCAACACAATTCCCGCCGTTTTGACATCGGCAGAGACTGCGATGCGGCTGGGACTGCCATTTAATGTCCCGCGTGCTTTGATGCAATTGGCAGAAGAACAGGGCATCGACGATATTATGATGGAAATTTTTGAAGACCCGACGTTCCAGCAACGGATGCAATGGTTCACACAGCAAGGGCCGAAAGACGCGGGCAAGGGACAGGCGAGCATGGGGGCAATTCAGCAAAATGGTGGGCTGGCGTCGGCGAGGCCGACGACATCGCCTACACAGGATTTTAATAGTAACGCACAAGAAACGGCTGGGATGGCGCAGTCAACAATGAAAATGGGGGGTTAAAGTATGACTACTATAAATGTTTATACGCATGATGGTAGTAAGTATCGTGCCGCTGTGTCTGATTTGCGCACGGCTGGAGAATTTTCATTAAACGCTGGTAAACAGGCAATTACCATTGATGGTAAAAAGATACCCGCAGAGCAAATATTAAAAGTAACAGCCGATATACCGGGCAGATAACAGGAGAATTTTAAGATGGGTGTACGAAGACATCAATACGCAAAAGAGGTTGAAAAGAATATTGCCGCTGGCATGAGCTTGGACAAAGCACACAAGGCCGCGAGCAAAAGGTCAAGCGTAAAGGCAGAACCAAAAACCAGCACTGATAAGAAAGTTCCGAGCAAAGAAGGAATGCTGAAGAAAACCAAACAGCGGCTGAAAGAATTGTTCTACGGCGACAGAACTTATTTGCCGGGACATAAGAAATCTGCGGCACAGAAGAGGAAAAAACTCATAAAAACCACTCGAACAAAAGATGTTGAAGGACAGTTGAAAAAGGCTGGCCTGAGTGCTGCCGATATAGCAAAATTTCAGAAGAAGAAAAAGAAATAATTTTGGTGGGGGATAAAATGTTTCGCCGATTGCTTTGTTGGATAAAACGAAAACACGCCTGGACAGAATGGTTAGAAATAACAACTGACGATGGGCGAACAAGATTCTGGACTCGGCAATGTAAAAAGTGTGAAACTTGGGAAACTGTTCAAGGGGGATAAAATGCCGAATGTTTATCATGTAGTCGCACATGAGACTGGTGAATTTTGGATAAATTATAAA